GTACTATCCTAGACATCACCTGTTGNAGTTTTAAATGAGTTAACTGTATCATGTCAGCGAAACCAGTTATTCTGCTTACAATTGATTCTATACGACCTTTATATAATCTAGGAGCTACAATGTTGTAGTTCATATTAACTTTAACAGTGTCAGCAAAAGGTCTAGTCATATTTTCAGCCATCTTCCACTCAAGCATTTTTTCATGACCTAGTATTTTAGCTCCTGAGTATAATACTTCAATTGACCTAAATGCTTTTTTAAAGTTATCACCTTCTGGTGCATCTATAAATGTATCTTGTTTTTCTAATGCTTTTTCAAGTCCTGATGCAGTTTGCTTTATTTTAAATACTTGATTAGTATAAGTTTTATATTCAAAATATAATACTTGTACTGTATCATCATCATAACGACCACTCCAGTTTCTGGTATAGTTTTGATTACCTGGATACTTTTGTATTTCTTCTAGCTCACTAGTTGTTAAATTAGGAAACTGCTTTTTAAGCTCTGCTAAACTAATAGGTTTTACTTCACCTACGTAATATATATCCTCAAAATTAGGATCTTCAGTATATGAATAAACTAAGCTTGCTGGATCTACGTAATCAATAGTTACTCCTTCAGATCTATTAAACGATGTTTTTGTAGCTGCAATACCTAATATAGTTAAATCTTGATTTAATCTTCTTCTAGTTAAATCATATTTGTTTTTAGCTAAAACATTGTTAATTACTTCTTCTTCAGCTACTTCAATAGATTCTTTATAATCCATTTGCATGTGTAACTGTATATCTTCTTCACTTTCCATTTCTAAACCTTTACCTTGTGATCTAGAAACATCTAAGCCTGTAGTTTGTTTAATCTTATTAATAAAATTCTTCTGCATCATATCTACTTGTAGAGCTTCAGCATAAGCAGTTCTTTTCATTATAGACTCAGGGTCTTGAGCATAAGCTTTAATATCATAAGATCTTTGAGACATACCATTAACAACAATATCTACAAACTTAGGTATAACTGGCACGGGTTTCCAGTCTAAGTTTAAATAAGATAAGTCACCATTAATAGATAATTCGTCTTTATACTTTTGAATAGATTGTTCTCCTCTAGCATATAATCTTAGCCTATGGAAATTATTATAGTTCGTATTAAATCTGTCTTGCCAACCTTTATCGTTTCTAAACCACTCAGATTCTATTGCTCTACCTACTTGTAGACCATAATCATAAGAAGCTTTTTCTACATCTGGCACGACCTGATCTGGAAAAGAACTATTGTAATTAGTTTTTATCATCTATTTTATTTTTGAATTATAACCCGTGTTGTCATATCTTTTAATACCTAAAGCTACAGATTTAGTTTGTCTTTTATTAACAGGTGTATACCTATTTTTATTACAAGCCATAATAGCTAAACCTGAACTTATCGAAGCATCGTGCTTTGTTCTATTGTTAATATTGAACTTAGCCCAGTCTTCTAATGTTTTTTGATGGTACATGTCTCCATAGCCATCTTCTTTTAATCCTACATATGTTTCTATATAAGATTCAATTGCAGCAGCGTGCGCTTGCTTAATATCTTCACTTGAGTTAGGTATTCCACCTATCTCTTTTTCAGTCGTAGAAAGCTTGTTCCAAACTTTATCAGGACGATTCATAGAGTAACCTCTGTAACCTCTTCGTTTTAAATAATATAAAAACCTAGGTTTGTTATTTTCAGCAAGTATAGGCATGCCATAAAATACACAAGCCATTAATACATCTTCAAAAAATATTTCAGCCGTCTGTGGTCTTGATATATACTCTAAAAAGAAATGATTAGGCGGTGCGTCTTCCATGCTAAACTTTGTTAATCCATGTAAAGCACCATTAGATCCTTTACCATCTACAGTACCTGATATATCATAACTATCTAATCCAAAAGCTCCAACGTGTTCGTTTCCAGGATACTTACCGTTATTCTTTAGTATCACTCGATTTTGTAAGTTTTTAGGTGGCACCCAGCTTATTTGAAACCTACCGTTTCTATTTGGATTAAATATAACCCTTGAATCTTGTATACCATTTTCCCATTGAAAACTACCAGTTGTAACTGCTGCAGTGTTATTTAACTCTGCATTATAATCTATTTGTTCGTATATCTTAGTTAGGTTAAATAAACTATCTTTAGTTTCATCTCTAAACGCATGAGCTTCAGTTCTTGGAAACTGTCTATAATATTCATTTAATCCATCAGGATCATCTTTTAATCCATCAACTTCGTTTTCCCAGTGTTCAATAACTCCGATTGTAATTGGTTCACCATCGACTCCTTTGACTGGACTCTTTTGTCCAATGAAGACAGGAAATCCAAAAGTATCCATGAATCCTTCGTAGTTCCATTCCATAGGGATGAAAAGAGAGTAGAGGCCAGAAGATGTTTGTCCGTTTCTATTTCTTTTAGTAACGTTTGAATTGTTGTATAGTTTTTTGAAGTTGTCTCCACCTTTATCTAAAGCATTTGAAGTAGAGCCCATCATACATTTACCAACAACCTTAGCCCCTAGTCTTAATGTAGTTTTTGTAACTCTCCAGTTATTTAATATATTATCAGGTCTTTCCCATTTACCACTTTCATCATGGGCTAATAGTTTTAGCTTTTCACCATCATAAGAGTTATCACCTGTNTTTTTCCAGTCAATAGTTGTATCTAATCCTTCTAGTTCTCTGAGTTGTTCATTCGACTCAAGCTTTCTTCTAGTAAGCTTTGATGCCGGAACACGATATGCCAGTTCAGTTTTTGGCCTGTCCATACCATCTTGAATGGGTTTGAAGAAGAACGGGTAGTTGACTGATATGGGCACAACTTTATCTGTAAACATTTTTTTGGCATCCGAACCAGACTTGGACAATATACCGAATCTAGCGTCGGAAGATATTGTAGCTTGGTTAACAAGTTCCGCGCTTGACATAAAACTGAATCCAGATCGTCTGTTTTTAAGGTAGCACATTCCGTAACATCTTGTATCTGCTTTACATGCTTCCCAAAATATAAAGAAGAGTCTGTTTGCTTCTCTATAGTCTGGTGCTCCAATATCGATTTTTGACCATTGGAGGTACATGTAATGAGTACCAGTAATGTAATTAGCCACGCCGTTATTGTAAAACCAATAACCATTTTCTCGCCTTTTGAATTCTTCGTCGATGTAATCATACCACTTTTCTTTAAATTCAGCTGGATATTCTTCCCAGTCAAATCTACTTTTGATTTTACTTAATTCTTTTGGGTAGTCTTGTCTTTCCCAGTATTGCTCCGTTTTCTTTTCGCTTCGTTTAAACGGTTTATCTGCTGCTGGTAAAGCAATCCTGAGATCTTGTATTTCAATGATTTGTCCAATTTTTCCAGTTTTACTTATTACTATAAAATCATAATCAGAGTTATAACCATACTCCCATTTTTTAAATCTATTGTTTTTAGCTAATATCTTAGGATTTACAACGTCCTTAATTTCTTTCCAAAGGGTTTGTTCGTAACTCACTTACTTCTCCCTTCTGCAAAACCTTTAAAAGTTTTTTGTTCTTTAACTTCCTTAGGTTTTTCATTTAGCATATCTTCTTCTATTTGTATACGATTAAGTATTTCAAAAGCATCGAATATAGCTAGTTTTTTTGTTGCGGCAGCATTCTTTAATCTATCAGCGCTTACATCATCGTCTGAGTCAACAATCTTTTCTTTTGCCACCTTAATAAGTTCCTCAACTGCTTTTTGCCCAGCCGCTATGATACTTTCTTTAGTTTTCTTTACGTTCATAGTCCTTAAAATTATTAGATAAAATACGGTATTTAATGGTGTTTCTATTGAGGTTTAATATTTTAGCAGCTTCTCTTATTGAGTTGTATTTTTTGCTATTAATCTTTATATTCCATCTATTACTATGACTCAACCTATTTTTTATAACAGTTTCTTTTTTGTGTTTTCTACCTTTTAGAGTTTTTGAAATTTTACTTACTCTATTATATTCTGTCAACGGATTAAGAACACCAGTTCCTTCTCCTCCTTTTGTCATATTGCATAAAGTACCGTTTTTTAAATCTATTCTACCGTAAAGATTTATAAACTCTATTTCTTTATCTATAGCCTTACTTTTTGACAAACCTTCAAATAGTATTTCAACTAAGTAATCACTTTTGTTTATTATTCTTTTCCAAAAAGCAGATCTGTTTCTTTTGTCATAGGCTCTGTTAGAACTTCTTCCTATACCTATATAGAAAGGAACATTTTTGTCAATTCTAATATGTCTATATACTATCCAATTATCTAGCCCAGTTTGGCTGAACTTCTTCTTCGTTTCCTTGGTATTCATGAGTTAAAGCTATATCATTAGATTTCATACAATAAAGTCGTTCACCTTCTATAATAAACTCAAACTCAGAG